CATTTCATACTCAAAGACGCTCATGTCTTTAACTTTTTCAGGGAATGAAAGCGGTGAAATAGTAACACGACCATTTTCATCAGCTTTAACCTGCGCACCAATGAACAATGCACCATAAGCAGATCCCCAAAGGTTTTCTTCTGCTTTGTCTTTATACGCGAACCAAGGATATTCAACCATTGAGTCCGTAAGCATCGGACCAGGCATGATTCCATTGAACGCATCGTCGTTACGGGTATATTCATTACGTTCAAGCATACCAAGCGGAATATTTCCCGGACGAACGTTGTTAGCATCTACTCCGTTTTTCTGAACACGACCTGTTTCAGTATTAATGGTATAACCTGCTTCGGTCAACATTTCAGTTGCGGTTTTCGGGTCCTCGCCTTTGAACGGACGGAACACTTCGTTTTCATAATCTGCAAAGCCATTCAACGGAATCCATTCTTTACCAACATTCTGAACAGGTTGTCCCTGTGAAGAAGGTTTAACGATATCGGTCGTTGATCCTGAAAGTGTAGGATAAGTATCACTAGCTTCACGAACACGAACAGGAACACCACCATTTGCCAAGGTGAGGGTATTAAATAATTTCTGACTTTCAAAGTCAACAAGATCCATGTGCGGATCAGCTGCAACGATACGGCCTTTCGGGATAACGATTTGGTTATATCCTACTGCCCAACCATATCTAAAGAGAACAGGCAAACGATAATCAAATTCATATTTAATATTCGGAACATCGTGTGCCGATACGTTCATGTGATTATTAGTGCGGTTAATACGACCCTCAATTTCATCTCTATAACCGGGGAAATTGCTGCCGTCGAACATCTCACCGCGCGCACCCGGCTGAAGAGCTTCCTGGGTAGTGTAATTTCCAGGTTGTAATGCCATAATTTATCACTCCTTATTTTATTTTCATCTTCTTAAAGATGTGCCCTAGCTACGGTCATAAAGATATTCTCCAGACCAGCTTTCAAATCTACATTACCTTCATTACTGCTTTCTTTAATATCTTTTGGCTTATTGTCGCTTTCTTCAGCTAATGAAGGATTAGTAACTGCCCCTACTTGCGGCAATTCTGCATCTGATTTTGATTCTGACAATTCAAGTTTCAGATCTTCAATCGCATCACGAATAGAAGATTCTTCACGATTCTTCAATTTATCAGCATCAAGTTCTGCCTTACCGGTAAGCTTACGAAGAGCTTGAAGGTTATCAATCAAACTTTCTTTAAGTTCGACTTTAACTTTTGAGAGTTCTTCTTCAAGACCTTCTCTCATCTTGATTTCTTCAGCCATTTTTTCTTCCTGTGTTTTTGCAGCTTCAGTCATATCGTTAACCTTAGTTTCGAATTCTGTTTTAGCTGCTTCCAAGGTTTCAATCTTAGCCGTAAGTTCAGCGTTAGCTTTTTCAGTAGCTTCAATTTTTTGTGTAGAAGTTTCAATTGATTTAGTTAACTCTTCAACTTTAGCGTCGACAGCACTCTTGGATTCGGTCATGGCTTTAAGACCAACTTCAAGATCAGCTACTTTTTTTTCTGAAGCCTGAAGCTTTGTTTCCATTTCTTTAATATCCATGTTACCTATCTCCCCTTCTTCTATATCATGATTAGTATTGATATTATCATAACTTTCAGTGACCATCTGTACGTTTTTCGTAGCAGGATAACTACGTACATTTCCAGCAAACATATCACTAGGTACTATTACGTAAGAAACTTCTTTAGGTTCCATGGAATGAATATCCCAATACGCAGTTTCCTTTCCGTAAACATGACCCCTTTGATGCTCACAGCCTATGTTATGGCCATCTTCATCAAGTTCAATTTGTTTACCACAGATAGAACAACGTACATCTTCTGCTATAACACCTATAGAAACAGTACGATTGATACCGTTTTTTACGTCTGTTTTAGCTTGTTCACTAGGAATATTAACGGTTAATAATAGCGCAGGTGTATTTGAAAACGTATCACTAGTTTTATATTCTGCAGCTATTACTCTACCTATAATATCTCCATTTTTTTCATCATGGTGTTTTATCAATGGTCTTGGATAAGGTTTAGTCCACCCAGGTACACTACCCTTTAAGCATTGTTCAGTATATCTGGTGTAATTTCTAGTAGCGTGAGGAATTGCGTGAATAGCTTCAATGTCAACCATAAGAGAATTAGGATCTACGTTGTTTTCTGCAGTAGATTCTGTTATGTTTATATTACTAACTTGATTTCCTTCTGTAGTTGCGATTCCTATTCCTCCGTTACCATCAAGATACTCATGTATCATAATAGACATTTCTACGTGTCACCACCTTTTTGCTTTTCTTGTTCTAAACTAATTTTACAAGAACAATATGCATGAAACGCCGGTATATCATCAAGACTAAATTTATTAGTTTTAATGATTGCCTTATGTTCTTCCTTATCAGCAGAGTTTCCAAAATGAACGAAGACTTCAGGAATTTTCATTTGCTGACAAAACTTCACGTAACCATACCACCGTGCTTTAGGAATAATATGCTCAGCTAAGAACCGGATGCGGTATTCCATGACATCAAACGCAGCACGTTTATCTGACTTAGTACTACCGTTGCCAAGCGACTTTAATCGTTTGTGCACGTCTTTAAAGATTCCCGTAGTTATTCTTTCAATCTTTTCATCTATTAATCTAGAAGAAACTTGACGAATACTATCGGGCTTTAACTTGGTATCACGTAAAGCTTTTTCAATCCCTTTCTGCATTTCAATGGCAGCTTGTTTCTTAAACTCACGAATAATACCATCTCTAGCTACAGGAAGAACAATGCTAGGTGTTTCCCCACTTTCAACTATATCATTACGGACTTCTGTCCATCTTCTATAAATAGATTCAAAATCTTTATAGAATTCTTTCTCTCTCTTAACAGTTCCATCAGACTTTTGTTGATTCACTGTTTCACTAACTTGTATTACGTCATTGTTATCTAAAGATTCCTTAACCTTCATAGTAGTACTACCGTTTTGATTACTAGGTTGTGCTTGCGACGCAGTAGTTCTTTGGCTTTGAGTAGCTGTCCCTGCGCCATTAGTATTATTAGTAGTACCCTTAGCTTGTGCTACTGCAAGGTCATGCGGAATCGTTATCATGTTCATGTGCAATCTTGCTTCATCAACTGTGTCAGAATCCTTACCAATTTTAATACGTGCTTCTTCAAATGGAATAAGATTACCTTGAAACATGTTAAGAGCATGTGTTTCTTTCTTAATTCTAGTTTCAAGATTAATCTCTTCAAACTTAAAACGAACAATATCTTGTTCATTATACACCGGATTATATCCGCCTTCAAGAAGCATTTCGGTAAACATCTGATCTTCTATGAACGTAGATATGGTTCTTTGGAAAAACTTAACAGTATCATGTTCTTGTTCTTCCATGGAATCAGCGTCTTGTTTTGCACCGCCCCTGCCCATCATACTAGCTGAACAATTAAGCGCAGTAAAAACTCTGTTCTCAAAATACTGCATGTACTTGGTAATGTCAAGTGCTTCACCATCAGCACCTATACTTTGAATAGTAGTACGTTCATTAGTGATAATTGCACCGTCGTTATTTAATTTTTCAAATTCTTTTTGTGCATCCTTAATATCTTGATCGGTTGCCCAACCTTCAGGAATATTCTCTATACCTACCTTGATGTGAGTGATAGGATTAGCGTAACGGTAAATTTGAGACAAACTAGCACCTTCTATTTTTCGCAACATTTTAATATCTTCTAAACACGCTGCTATTCTAGGTTGTCCAAAAGCTGAATTACCGTCTTTATCTATGTAAAAGTGAATAACGTCCGTAGCTTTAAAGCTCTTTTCGTTATTCCCTATTGATTGTTGATAGTTTTTAACGACACCGTTTTTGTCTCTTTTAATCTGAATGGTAGAAGGATCCATTCTAAAATAACCGCCAACAGGCTTGGTATCGTATATACCTTGTGCTTGGATACCGCCCATTTGTGCGGTATCTACTCTACTCTTAACTAAGAACGCATTTGAATAACGTACTAGATCTTCAGCGATACCTTGAAACAAAATATCCATGTTTACCCCAGTCGCGAAACTCATGTATCTTAGTCTTTGTCTAATATATTCAGCTGCTGCGTCATTATCAGATACGATAGAATATCCTGCCTTGAAT